ATATGGACGCAAAGATAGATCAACAAATTGTTTTCTTTCGTCAATAACATTTGCATAGGTCATACTGTTATTCATTTCAGCTGACAAATACCAAGCTGGCACATTCATCATGCGTGCAATTTGTGTTGACATAAACTGCGCGCTTTCTGTATAAGTCATGTCTTTTGGTGAGAATTGTGTGACGTTGTAATCCAATGTGCTTGTCATATAAGCAGTTGAGCGATTCTTGCGCGACTTTTCAAATGCGTTAAGGATTCCTAACGCTTCTGCTTCTGAAATGTCTGCACCTGTGTTCTTAATCACACCTGTTGGCATTGGTGTGCTTACTGCAATTGAAGTTGCCTTTTCTAAATCAACTGCTGCACGTATAGTGCGCCCACCGCGTACAAGCACACCCTCATCACCTAGAGATTGGAAGGTAACGAGAGAACCAAGTCCAGACATTGGAACAGGGTTTCCGTTAACATAATATTGAGTAACAAATTCGGTGTACAAATCTGTATTGAATGTAACGCGACTGTTTGGAATCCACTCAAAGCTGAGAGGTCGTCCGTCAAGGTCGCTTACGCTTGTAACTTGCCAGAAGGCTTGCCCATAAAATATCAGACTGTCAACGGTCCACGCTATTGTCACAGAACGTGGCTGCGCAGGTGATGGTTGCTTAACCCAAGCTGGTGGTGTTAATTCTTCACCAGTTGATTCACGATAAAGTTCTAGTGGCGTGCTGGCAACAATTCCTTTAATCAAAGAAGCTGCGCGTGCAATTGAAGGTACGCTCATTGCGTCACTTCTGGAAACGTTAGCAACAGTTAGTGGCGCAATTTGCCAATTCTCAGACATAATCTGTGGCGCATTTTGCGCTTCAATTTTCTGAGGACGGAATCTATCAAAAATACCCATTACCAGATAGGATACCACACATATCCGGCAAAACGGACATATAAGACAAAATAAAAACCCCCGGTTGAAAGTCCGGGGGCTCATCAAGGCGGCGAAACTTTGATGTGGTTTTATCCTATAACAATGCAACGCCTAAATGCAACGGTTAAGGGGATGTTGGGGATGCTATACGGCAATAATTGTCGGTTTCTGTACAGGCTTATACATTTGGTGGACACACATAGCTAAAGCAATTGCGGCAGACACGTCGCCGGCTGATTTGCGTCTAACGATACGCCAACCCGCGTCCGTTTCTTTGGCTGCGCAGCTGTTAATGGAGTCAACCAGACTTTCTTGCCCATTATGGATTAACCGTCGGTTTACAATGGCATCTAACAAGTCTGAGCATGCCTGGTAGAAGACCTGCCCTGACATATCCTCAATCTTGTGACCAGATAAGGCTAAACGCTGTGCAACGCTCATAGAAGTGTATTTGTCGTAGCAAATTAGGCGCGGTCTGTACTTACGCGCCCATTCATGTACTTCAGCTGCAATCTTTAATTCATCTACCTGTGTATCGCTATGGAATGTAGCTACAACCCCAACGGCAATAGTGTCGTCTTCTCGTTTCTGTGCTGCAACAAGGCTTGCCTGGCGTTTCGTTACCGCAATATCTATGGCAAATATGGTAGGTGCGCCTGGCACTATCTGTAGGTCTTGCACCGTTAAATCTTCAAATGCACGATATGGGAAAGGCGATTTTAGCGCACTTACCCATTGGCAAAGCACCTCTGTACGCGTGCTTTCAACACTTGACGTGCTTATAGCTTCTGCAATTGCTTCTTCATCTATCAAATACCCTAAAGCTGGATTGGCTTGATACCAGCCGTCTTTATCCCATATATCTGTAAAGTCTGGTGCTGAGTATTCCCAAAAGCCTAGCGATTTAGGCGGGTAGCTAATGGCTTTTTGTCTAAGAACATTCAGGACTGTGCTAAACGCATCTCCGGCATTTGATGTCAGCAAAATTTGACTATTAGGTCTTGCTCTAGTAATAGGACGTGCTGCTGTCCAAGCATCTTCACTTACTTCACGTAATTCATCCACAAAAAGCAAATCCGCGGTCTTACCACGGCTACCATCTCGTGTTGCCGCGACTATCTCGTAACGAGCCCCCGATAAAAGCTCTAACGATTCCTGACCATTAGCCACGCGGATTTGCTTTAGTTGTGCTTTAAGTGATGGTGTCGTTTCAACAATGTCACAGACCTTGCGGAAGGTGTCAAGAGCCATGCCACGATTGGAAGACATAGCGATAATAGACATTTCACCAAATAAAAACAAGCCAGCAAGGATGCGGATGCGTGCTAGATGAGTCTTTCCGGATTGGCGTGCGATTAACAGCAAATTTGTCTTGCGAATAAATTTATTATCTTTGTCAACGCTTAGCATGTCGCGTAGTACATGCTCTTGCCACGGCAAAAGCTCTTGACCAATCTCTTTGAGCCATGGTAATACCTCATCTATGCGAGATTTGGCTTTTAATGGTGCATTGCTTAAACGTGGCTTTGTGCTGCCCTTGCGCTTAGCCATTCTCCGTAGCCCCCGATTCATTTGATGCGGAAAAAGGTGAGTCTAGTTCAATCTTAACAAAAGTCCTGCCGTTTTTGTCCGTTTTTGTCTGATTTGTCCGTATCGGGGAGAGGACTGAACCCAAATCAGGGGGGGTAGACGCTTGTGCTAAAAAAACCGTGTCCAATTTGTCACGCTTTGCACTATTGCATTTAGCACAGGCAGCTACGCAGTTATCAAGCGTATCTTCTCCACCCTTAGACTTAGGGTATACGTGGTCAACCTGGTCAGCTACATCACCACAATATGTACACGTGTAAGCATCACGCCTTAGTACTTGCAACCTTAGCTTCTTCCAATGTGGTGTACTTCTATATGGCTTTAGTGCCATCCATTCCTCACTAAGTGTTGTAGTGCTTTACACCAACTACCACTATATCTAGTGTTTATATATTCTACATGCTTATCTATCTGCTTAAACGCATCCCATTCTTTAGCATAATCACTCATGTGTTGGAATAGACCATAAGCACCAGTAGTGCTATTAACTGCATCATAACGCCATGATGATTCACGCTGTGCTAACTCAACAGCACATGTGAACTCATCCCAGTTATTTATCTGATTATGTAAATATAGCTTTACATTCATTTTGTTGTATCGGTCAAACGGCTTTTCATCTGTTTGTTGCGTTTGTAAAGCTTGTGTTGCGGCAACGCTATGTGTCATTGCCAAAGCCAAAATGACAATAGCCCGCCCTAATGCTGCTCGCCGAAGTGCGCTGCCTTTAAGGCGCGCAAGGCGATTCAGCATACCAAGCTTGTCAAGTTTATTCTTCATTTGAGCGTAACCTTTCGGCGTGTCGTTGGTAATGTGACGTGCATCACACTATTTATCTGAGCCCCAACCCTTACCCTTAAAGTGAACCGCTGGAGCTGTAAATTGCTTCTCCATTGGTATTTGGCATGGTTGACACCATACGGTTGCATTTGTGTAAACGCTAAATTGTTGTTCTACTTCTACTTTGCAGCTTTCGCATTTGAATATATAGACTGGCATTTGTCACACCTTTCGTGTATGCCATAGAGCCACAAGCCACAGCCTGTGCATCTATGTAACAATACTTCAGTATCCACTAGCTTTGAGTAAATAGGCTAAATCAGCCAGAGTGAGAACAGCAACAAATTGCTCAACGGATTTCTCACCCTGACCATTTAGACGCAGTACACCAACCCCTAGACCATTGGTGTGTTTGCGTTCGGATAGCTGTCGCATTAGCCCGCTTAGGTCAAGCTTAGTGCGCGCTTTAATTTCAATGTCAACATTAGGAATACCTGTTACATCTGAGCCTTCTCTACCAGCCCCAACAGGTAGCGCATGTTCCCAACCTTGCGCTTGTAAGTATTCTGCTACAATTCGCTGCGTTGCATAGCCTCGGTGTTTTCTGCTTTGTGACATATCAGTTAGACCTCACATGACATGTGCGACATTCGCACGGCTTAGCTGCCCCCGCAGTTAATGGCTCGTTACAATTGTCGCACACGTCTATTTGTCTGTCCAATACCAACATATAATCACCTCAATTCCTTTTCAATAGCCTGAATAGTCGGACAGGGATAACGCAATCCTTCTTCATCCCCACATTCCATACACATCAAAATTGGTTGTATTTTTGGATAAATAACTGTTGAAGGTTCGTGCAATTTTACTACTGCACGAATGGCTTTGAGTATTGGCTCATCAGCCATACCATCTTGGGCTGTATGTTCTAATACTTCTACTAATTCTTCGTGTGTCATTTATCCACCTATCATTTCTGCGTCCTCAGGTCTAAATTGCCACTTTCCATGTTGGTCTAAAACCATCCAAAACATCTTGCATTGTTCTGCTTTATTCTTCATAGGAATAGGACAGCCCCAACCACGATAAGCACCGTTTTTGCCAGTACCTTCGCGCAAGACACGATTACCGTGCTTACAAGTTGGAATAGGCTCAGCACCCAAACTCTGCTTAACCAAATCAGCTGCGTTCTCAAAAGCGGGTTCAATGTCAGCCGGCGGCTCAATTGTCGTATCCCAGATAACTTCTGCGTTTGGATTGTTTTCATTTAGAAATTCTTTCTGCTCTTTGGTGCGTACGCGTATGGGTGCAGAACCGCTTGCCTTAGCGTCCGCAACCTTAGCCATTTCAAGGCTGCTCGCTCGCTTTCCTCTAGCAGATAGACCGAGATTTGCCAGGCATCTTCCGATTGCAGATGTTTCGCAATTCTCAAACCAAAAATCCCTATCCACACCGCGGTCTTTGCGACCACCTCGTGCATAACCAATAGCGGAAGGCTGATTGTCCACATGAGTCCTGTAAGCAACTGCCTTGAATACCACAACGCCCTTTTCTTCATCATTACTTATCAACTCCGTTAGGATTGCGCCATCCTCATAGGTTTCGTAGAACTTGTGGATGCGCGAATCCACATCTTCATAATCATTCAAATTGAACATCTAGTGTTTCCTTGCCTTTCGCGTAGTCAATTTGCTCTTGTAATTTCCAGATTGTGCCAGACCAATCCTGCACATCTTGTGCACAAGCATGGCAGTAATGCCTGACAACAAGCTTGCCGCCACGCTTGCTTGTTATCTGCCAAATTGCTTGCGTTTGTCCACGCCAATCATGAGTTGACCAACGCATTTTGCAGTAGTCACACCATTGACCTTTAGGACTTCTGCTAAGCATCCAAATCGTTCCAGTCCTTAACGGCGAGGCTTCCGGCTTGTGCGATATATGCGCACGCGTCCAAAAATGAGTCAGGAGAATTTGCTCCAGCTTCCATGATTCTTGCAAGCTTGACCAACGCCATGCAGATTGCAACGTCCATTGGGTCAATTTCTCGTTCAAGGAAGTCTGTCCATAGCTTCGCTGTTCTAAGCATTGTGAGGTCGTAATGACCATACGTGAGTCCTCTTTCAGCAATCGCGTCAGCTGCTTCATTTAGTATTTCTCTCGCTGTACGCTGCTTTTGCCCTGCGGTATCCATGTATATAGCCCCTTTTGTAGTATTTAGTTTCTGCTAAGTTGTAGCCTGCATAGAAAAATGCAACCATGCAAAGCCAAATAAACCAATTGTCAATAGACCAGCGGATTATTTCTGTGATACTCATGCGACTTCATCCGATACTTGAAACACATCTAGGAAATAAGCACCAATAGACTCACGGCTTAATCTTCCGCGTTGACTCTTGATGCCTAGCTTCTTGATGGCATAGTCGCGTATCACGCTTGCGTGTACGTAATTTCTACCATCTGAATAGCATTTAGTTTTTCTGTCGTAAAGAATCATTAAATGCCCTTCAATTCTGCAATCATGGCATCTCGTTGAACAAATGTAATTTCTTCTTTTAAGTACATTGTCAACACTTTGCAGATTTCATTTGAGAATTGCTCATAAGTCATTCCCAATTCAGCTGCGCGTGCCTTGTCTTTCTTCATTGCATTGAAAGACTTGTTGCTCATCCAATCCACGCTGCGGATTGTCTTGCGGTTTGGCTCTTTGATATCAGCCATTTTGCCCCTTGCCTTCCTGCCACTCTCTGTGGCATGAGAAAACAATAGCCTATTCAAATGGCATTTCAAATGCTATTTAAGGGTGTTTTATGTGATTTGGCTCACACAGCGGGCAATAGCTCAAAATCGTCTATTGCGTCGTCTATTGTGCGCTTAATTGGTACTTCATCCATATCGCTTGCCTTCTACGACAAAGCTGCCCTGCTTATCTATAGGCACAGCTACAGGCGTTGTGCCCTTCTTGTCTACGTATAAGATGCCAAAACCCTTTTGCCAATTAAACGTGCCTTTAGTGTAAAAAGCCTGTTTCTCATCCATCATGTGACCTACTTCAAGACCACGCAGAACACGCCCTAAAACGCCCCCAGAAGCCTCTGAGAAGCCCGATACCCCTAGTCTGTGAGTGTGACCACACACCACGCTCTTTCCATGCCTTCTAGCCGCCCCTAGAGCCGTTAAACCGGCATTCTGGTTGATGCTCTGCTCATCCCCATGCACCATAATCCAGTCTTTGCTTATCTCGTATGGCTTACGGTGGAAAGCAATCTCTAACTGCTTAAACCCCATAAAGTTCTCATACTCTAATTCTGGCAATCCAATCAAGCCAGGTAAACGTGTAGCTAAGGATTTGTAAAGTCGGTCTGTGTGGTTGCTTCTGACAATGTGGTCAACTTCCAACTGGTAGAGAACCCGCTGAGCAACATCCCTATCGCGTCCAATTGTGCCTGACCATTCATCTCTGCCGGACGACCACCTACTGATTGTTTGGAAATCCAGCTCATCTCCGACACACAGAACATTGTCAGGTCGCCATTTGCGGATAAATGCTGCAACATTCTTTACTGCTTTCTCATCATGGAAGGGTACTTGTAAATCGCTAATTACTACGATTCGCTTCATTCGTCCTCATCTTCTTCATCATCCTCATAAGGCGTGAAGTTAGGATTACCTACCAGCCAATCTGGTAGTCGCATGCGTTCTTCAATGTACCAACGGCTTTTGTCTTCTCCATAGCCAGCTTTAACTAAAGCTTCATAGCACTCAACAATTTCGGCAGCCCACATGTCAATAGGACGCATTAACTCACGCTTATCACGGCGCGCAGCATCTTCCTTGCGCTTGCGCTTAGCGTTTAGTTCGCTTTTTGTTGGTTTTCTTGCGCTCATTAGTAAGCAATTCTAGAACCATGTTCTCTAATTTATCCATGCGCGACACGAGATTAGAAGCTTCAATAATGCCAGGTACTTCATGTCTAATAATGTATCTAAGCCCACCGACAATTAACGCACAGCAAGAAAGAATGGCTGCAACAAACGCAGCCCATTCTGCCGGTGTCACTTCTTCTTAGGGGATGCGTAGCCCAACACGCATGCTGTTAGTGCGCCTAGAATTGAACGAGCTTCAAATGAGAAGTCGTCAATTTGCCATGCAGCTAGAAATGAAGCTAGCGCATAAATAACCGGCTTAATCTTCAAAGATAGCGAGCTTGAACTCTTTGCCATTTTTATCACCTTTCTTTGTGAAAGAACAATGTATGTGTGTGTGGTGCGGGTTTATTCCTCTATAGCGAACCCACCGCCATAAAGTTCTTCTTGATGCAATACGTCCAGAAAAGATAATGTAACTAAGTCTTCTATCACGTCTGGCAAGTATTCGTAACTGATTCGCAAAAACATAGTCGGCTTTGGGGTCATCACTAAGCCCACTTGATATGTCAACGGCACGTACCCAGCCATTAGCATCAGGGTTATGGTCAGATTTACGAGATGCATGCGAGGAATCGCCCTTAATTCCATCGCTACGTCTATTTCTATGGGGAAATGCACTATTGACCTGACGCAATAGCGTATGACCCGCAGCGCATAATTGCCAGCTCATTAGCCTAGAAGTAGTTTTGCTTCTTCTTCGGTAATACCTAAGCGTTCAAGTAGGGCGGCTTTTGCGGCGGCTTTTGCTGCAACTTCGGCTTCTTGTTTTTCAACCTGTGCTTTAATTTCTGCCGCGGCTTTTTCCATTTCCTTAATCTCTGATTCAGTTAATGGAATTTCAATTATTTCGCCAGTTTCAACATTATGTTCTATTCTAAACATTTTACGCTCCAAACAATATGTAAGTGCCGCCGGTAAAGGTAGTTCCGTTGGCAATAATTACTAAACTTGAAACCGCTTCAGATACTTTATAAACGCCTTTATAATTTATAAAATAACTGCCATTAGTATTTTGACTGTTTACCGTTGAATCTATATCAGTGAAACCAGCATTTTTACAATTCGTTAGTTTGCTTAAAAAATATGCGTTCGCACCTGTGGACTGTGAACCGCCAACTAAATTATAATTAAACTGTGTGTTTGTTGAACTACCATCTTTCAAAATAGATGCGTCACTTCTTACGCCTACACCATAATCAGCATAGTTAGAACCGCTATTATTATTAACCCGTAAAAATATCGGCGCAATAGCACTAGTTGTCACATTGAACATTATCAAAAGTAAATCCGTATAACTTGAAAGGCTGGACAAGGTTACCGAACCACCCGATAAAGTTCCTGTTGCCACTTGAACCATATTTCCAGCACCGCCGGAAGGTGTCGCCCATTTTAAACCCGTTGCTTCTGCGCTGTCGGCAGTTAGAACTTGTCCGTTTGTTCCTACCCCTAATCGCGTATCGGTTGTTGAATAGGTAAGCAAGTCACCTTTAGTCGTTAATGGGATTTGGTCGCTAGATACGCTAACCCAAGCAGAACCGTTATAAACTTCTACAGAGTTTGTGTCCTGCAAATAAGACATCATTCCTTCTGCTAATACGCCAGATAGCGCAGTAGTACGTGCTGTTGCGCTAGCAAAAACCATGACAGTCTGTTGCATGAGATAAGTGTTTACCTGAGCCGCTGTTAACACATCTCCGGTGTTAAACAGCTTATAACCTGCACCCGCCATTACTTCTCCTTTAGTAGCTCAGCACGTTCGTGCCAATTATACCCTGTGTTGCACTATTTAACAGGAAGCCTGTGACCAGGCTTTCCCCTGTGTAAACCGTCGTTACAATCGTTCTGTTTGTAAAATCATGGTTTAGACCCTGTACAAGCAAGGTCTGTGTGGTTGTGGTGTTACCAGGCATAGCCTTTGTAACCTGTACTGCATCTAGTAGTTCTACGCCTAAGCCAGCTGTGCAGCGAGCTGTATCAGAACCGTCTTCAAGATTTAGCTGAATAGAGTCAATGCGTAGTTCTACGTCTGAGCGTGTTGCTAGGATGCTTTGAGCCATGCTTAATGCTGTGGCATCATCTTGGACAAGTACGCCATCCCTAGTTCCTGAGTGTGTGAAATAGGTGTCAATGGATGACTGGTTAAAAACGTTCTGAGGACTGCCACCAACTCTGGTTACCGTAACGTCATTGGTTAAGATGTCGGCATCATAGTTAACCTGAGCAGCCTGAAAAGCAATGCCTGAGCCTGTGTCTGAGAAGTTATAAAGGGTAGACCCTAAAGACTGCGTTATTGTCGTTCTAGACAGGAATGTAGCCCTTCCTTCGGCATCTAGGAAGAATCCCCCTAGCTCGCTGTCTTCAACCGTCCTAAGGGCTGTTAAAGCGTTTCTTGACGTACCTGGGTCGGCTTGTAAGGTTGTATCACCCTGCTCTATATCTCGTAGGCTTTGTGGGTAATCAAGCTCATCTAATATGGCTGTAATACGGTCACCTGAGTATTGACCAGCTGGCGCACCTGTCACCGTCGTAATCTCAGCTCCATTGAACAAACGGAAAGCATCCGTACACTCAAATGTGACGCGGCTCACTTCATCTGTGCCTATGCTGAAGTTGGTCACATACCTTGTTATGAAGCCTGTGAAAAGGTAGTAACGGCTGCCGTTGTAGTCTGCATAGATTTGCAACTTACGTAATGGGATTAAATCCCCATAATAAGGACTGGCAGGATTCTCAGGATTCCAGTCACCGTTCTGGTCATAGATGTCGAGCGTTGCAGTTCCCGCCTCAAACTTAGATACGACACGGCTGCGTCCACGTCTAATGTGCGCTTCTTTAATAAGGCTAGAGATGTCTACGTAATTGGCAGAAGATAGTGCTAATGCGCCTACGCCTAATTGCCCTAGAAATGGGTCATCAAGGGTAAGCGGGTTAACCATGACGTTGATGCCAGGCGAGAAATCAACGATTGCGCCTATTACTGGTGCTGTCATACGGTTAGTGAGCTATAGGTAATTTGTTTACCAGACTTCTGTTGCTGGTAAATCTGGTCTGTAATTACTGTTACTAAGTCACGCTCGCTTGTTACATTGCCAGCCACATTGACAACAACGGTAGCACCGCCATTATTTGTTACGTTAGGTATAAAGCTTGTGTTAGTAGCAGTTGTGCCCGAGCCTACAGCTGAACTGTTGACAATGGATGCCCGTTCACCTTGTCGCCAATCCTGCCATTGTTGCTCAGTTAATCCCATGTGAGTATCGGCAAATGTTGGATTCTTCTTTCCTATTTGGTCAAGAAGTAACAACATCTCCATTAACTTCTTTAAAACTTCATCTAATGAGTCTTCCCATTCCTGGAATATGTCTTCTGGGATTGGGAAATCTTCAGCCATTAGTTGAAGTCCTGCTAACTTAGCCTGGCTGGTAATTAGTTTGACAATCATGTCATCTATGGTGTCACCAGACTTTAAGAAAACATCAAGGTTGGCTAATGCTGGTGCTTGCAATCTAATAACCATGTCAGCCAATTTTTCAGCTGCTAAAGAATTGCTGGTGTTAAGCGCAAGCAAAGCTGTTAAACGTAAACGCGTTTCTCCATCAACCTTTTCTTGCAATGCAGCAACAATTTGGATATTCTGCATATCAAATATCGTATTGGCTCGTTTTTCAGCTAATGCCAAACGTTCACGCTTCTTGCGTTCTTCTTCAGCCTTTTTTTGCGCTTCTGCTTGTTTCTTTTGTAGAGCAATCAACTCTTTTTGTCTTTTAGCTGCTTCTTTTTCTAATTGTTTTTGCTGTTTAGCATATCCAGGTGCGCCAATGCCTAGCGTTGGGAATTCAAGAGCCTTTTTACCTTGTCCAAATTTGTCAAGATATTGAATGATTTGAGCTAATGGATTACCACTTCTAGAACCTAAACTTAATGCGTCACGTAATCCACCTTTGCCCATGAGCGCAGAAGTTAGATTACCAATCATTGCGCCTACGCCACGTATTACGTTTCCTGCAATGCTTCCAAATTCCACCATTGCATCTGACGCGCCAGTAATACCGTTTTTACCAGCAAGCGAAGCAAACGCATCAACTAAACCGCTACCAACCTGCTCTTGCATATTGGCACAAGCCACATTTAATATGCCGACTTTGCCCGCATAAGTTTCTAGATATGCTGCATTTTGACCAGTAAACTGTTTTGTTAATCTTTGCTGAATATCTAAGAAATCAGCGGTTTGTAATTCTGTTTTAGATAATCCTAAATTATATTTAGTTAAAGCACGGTTATTGCCCACATAGGCTTTTGCTAAATCACTTGTGACGGTTGCTAATGAATAACCGCTACCGCGTGATACTTCAATGGCAAGATTGAGAAGATTCTGAGATTGTGTTAATGACCGTGTTTGGCTAAGTAACGTCTGCATGGCAGGACGTAATTCATCATCCAATATGCCAGTTTGTGCTTCAACGTCACTAATAAATCTTTTGACCGCAGGGTCAGCAAATCCCATGTTCAAACCGTTTAGGGTTTGTGTTAAGCGTGTTGCTGCTTTCTCATCTTCTTCAAACGCTTTAAGTGATGCACGTCCAAAGTTAATAATGGCTCTGGTTGAAAATACAGCTATGAAGGTTTTAGCTAATGCCTTAAATCTTCTATCTAAAGCCGTGGCAGCTGTATCTGCCTTTTTAAATCCTTTATCCTTAAACTCAGATGCAATATCTATCCGGACTTGTGCCATTACGCAGCCATCCTGTTCTGTTTAGTTCTGGCATTTAGAGCCTTTGCAGCTTTGTCAATAGCACGCATTACAGCGTCCAATGCTTTGCCCTGATTCTCTGCATAAGCGGCATAAAGTAAACGACCACGATTGCGCTGAAACTTGTCATATTGCTTTAATGGCAAATCATTCATTGCAAGCGTAAAGATTCTGCCCGCATCTGGGTTATTGGATTGTCCAATGTCTTTTGATGATTCACCATAAGCACGGTTGGCTTTTTGCTTGCGTCCTTGTGGGTGTACACGTCCTGCTAATTCAATAATAGAACCGGCTGCATCTTTGTTAAACAATGAGAACATGCCGGCAAAACCTTGCCTATTTCTCTTTTGTTGACCAATAGAATAAGTCAAACCACGGCGTATGAGCTGTGGGTCATAAACTGGAAACGCTCTTAGTTTGCCAGTTCTCGTTAATGGCTCTCTGCCTTTGCCTTCCCAGTTATAAAGGTTTCCTGGCGGGCTTCCTGGCACTTTAGCCTTTGCATCTGTGATAACTTCTTTTAAGGCAACGCGGATTTCATCATCCATCTCTTTGCGCAAATCAGGCGCAAATTTCTTCAAAGCTCTTTTAAGCTCTGGGATACCGCTTACCACGACTGGCATGTTTTTGGTCTTCCGCCTGTTTCCTTAGTACCTCATAAATGGCTTTTAACATAGATGAGTCCATGTTAATAAATTCTTTAGGCGCGATACCCAGATGTACAGAAAGCTCAGCTATTCTGTACGTCCAGGTATCACGCGCTAGCCATTTGGGTCGTCGTCCAGAACCTCAACAGCCTTTAAGGTTTCCAAGAACGCTTCGCCAAATGGTTTTACATCTGGTGCGCCAGCCCTGCGCAGACATTCCCAGGCAAGCCAATAAATGTCTGATTGCTTCTGGTCTTCGCGGAAAGCCTTAAAAAAGCCTTTCTTAGCGTATTGCTCAAAAGCATATTCA